GAAAATGTGTTGCACTTTTGCTGTGTACCTGTGTACACTCCTGAGTAACCCAAAGAAAGGTGGAAAACAAAATGGGTGCTTTCAACAAAATAGATGCACGATTCCAGGAGGCCATGGATTTGGCAATGACCTCACACAACAAAGAGCTCGCTGACACTGTGGCGTGGTATCGAGCACACTTTGACCAGCTGCCTGCTGAACTAATGCGTGTGATCCTCACTGATGAGGCTTTCTTCCAGAAGGCTCTCACGGTGTGGGACAACACGCGGTTCAGTCCTAAGCCTGCAAGCGAGCATGTGGCTTTGCAGGTTCCCCTGGTGAAGCGTAGGGATCTGCGTGAACCTAAGCGCGTGAGTTACCGTTGTGCGCTGATGTTGTCACTGGTTGGTGTTGCACTTGTGACAGGTGTTGCCTTTTTGGTGGTGGCATTGTGAGGACAGGGTTAGCGTTCATAACTGTAGGTGTCCTGGTTGCCCTGATTGGGCGTAACACTGACTCCTATGTGATGGCAGGTATGGCTGTTCTGTCTGGTTTGGCAATGCTGAGAGTGAAAGGACTGGCATGAAAGTAACACTGCAGGATATTACCCCTGAGCTGATGCAGAAGCTCTCTGATCAGAACGATGAGCAGAGACTTCATGTTCTGACTAGGGAGGAGACACGCGCTCTGACTCATGAACTGGAGTACACAATCATGGTGGCTTCTCAGTTGCAGGCTCGCTGCCAAATGCGTGCGAAACGCCTTGAACACTTAGGGATGAGCACAACAGACATTGCTGACATGTTTGATGTGAATGTGAGGACTGTGCGTAAATGGTTGCGGTCAAGTATCGAGATTCAGGTGGTTACAACATGATGGATGTGCAGGTGGATGGGCGTGAGGTAATCGTGCGCCTAAAGGATGATGTGTTCCAGATGGAGGAACCTGGGACAGTGTGTTTGACGATGAAGCAGGCTCAGGTGTTGCGGCGTGCCCTAAACGCACTCAACCATTACCAGTCTCTGGATAATGAAGGGGAGGATGGCTGATGCACCGGTGTGAAATAAACCAGTCAAGAGATTGCGACTCCCAGACCAGACACCTCGAGGATGTTGGCTGGGTGTGTGAGCCCTGCTACTTCTGGCTCCGTGGTGGCTAACGCTCAGCTGGGAGAGTCCCAGCCCACACCCCGTAACGCTCATCATTCTCAGTGGCGTACATGAAGCACGCATCTTTGATGGGGCACTCATCACACAGGGCACGCGCTAACTTGATCGCGTACTCCCTAGTGTGTTTGTCTGGGAAGTCCTCAGGGAAGAACACCTCAGGACAATCCATACACGGGGTCCTGCCCACAGTGTCTACGGCGGCCATCAGGTTTGAGTAGTGTCTGTGGTGGGTCATAACCTAAGACTATAAGAAAGGTGGACAGTTATGGGACAGCGTAGTGAGGCTGAGAAGCTCGCTGATTTGATAGTGCAGGAATGGATCTCTGCTTACTCTGACAATGGTGCTATCTGGACTAAGGCAGCTGACGAGTTGCGGAAAGCTAAAGAGGCGGAAGCACAGCAGGTCATTGATGAGGCTCTCAAGATTGCGCGAGACCGGTGGGAGCTGATGCACCATGCTGGGTCCTAATCAGTTTGTTTCTTCGAAGCAACTGTTTGAGGCTGACTGGTTGCGAGCCCGTAAAGAGGGTGTCACAGCTACACAGGTGGCGAAGGCTTCCACACCTGCAGGTTTCGAGCAGGCTGTGAGAGATTGGTTCGAGGACTTTGTGGAGATTGACAATCCCTATATGAAGTTTGGGAGGGACATGGAACCTGTGCTGGCCAAGTTTGTGCATGAACGTCACGGGATTCTCCCTAATGATTGGTTGCTCGCTAACGCTGAAACGCCTTGGCATTTGGCAACACCTGACGGTTTGTCTCTGGATCACACTGTGATTGCGGAGATAAAGACCACCGGTAAAGAGTGGAATAGTATTCCGCTGCAGTATCGGAGGCAGATGCAGTGGCAGTTACATGTGACAGGCGCTGAGAAGTGTTTGTTTGTGTGGATGTTGCGCATTGATGTGGAGGGTGTGTATGCACCAGCCTGGTTTGAACCTGAGACCCAATGGGTCTACCGTGATGAGGACATGATTGATGAACTGAAAGACACGGCTGGAAAGTTGTGGGAGAGGATTCACCTTGGATAGGAAAGATGTGAACTTGTTGAGGGTTGCGGATAAGTATGTGGCGGATTTGCGTGCTACTCGTAAGCCTGACCTTTGGAAGGATTACTACAAACTGGAGTCTAAGATTTTGGCTCAGAAGGTGGGGAAGCGCTGATGGAGGGTGTGTCTGTTTTCGTGACAGTGCAGCTACCTGATGAGTTGTATCAGAAGCTCGCCGCTTTGGCTAAGGCTAAGCAAGTGTCTGTGTCAGTTCTCGCTGGCCAGATCATTACTGACTATGTGACTGAGGAGAGGTGGAAAGATGGCTAGGTTCAATCTTGCAGATTATGAAACGGTGGAGGAACGGCTCAAGCGGTTCTACACTGACAACCCTGATGGCAGGATCCTGACAGAGAACGAGACTGTGCCTGAATATCGTGCAGAGAAAATCTGGGTCATCAAAGCCATAGTGTTTCTGAACGGTGAGGATGTGGAGCGTGGCTGCCCTAAGGCCACAGGTTACGCTTTCGAGATTGACGGCACAGGCATGGCTAACCAGTCCTCAGCTTTAGAGAACTGTGAAACCTCTGCTATTGGTAGGGCACTCGCTAACGCAGGCTACTCAGGGAATAAGCGCACTACTCGCGAGGAGATGGAAAAGGTTGCACGCTTCGAGGAAAAAGCCAAACAGATTGACTGGCTTGCTGAAGCTGAGAAGCTACAGAATGTGGACCAGTTGAGAGTACTATGGGCTGAAGCATCCAAACAGGGTGCATCCCCTGAGGTACTGGAGAAACTGAAAACTCATGCAACAGCACTCTCCCCTGCTGGCCTCAGTGAGCGAGCTCAGCCAAGCGTACCTGGAAGCCCAAAGGGCAAACGATCTGCTACTAAGTGAGTTCTGGAAGGATGAGTTGTGCAGAAGGTTGGTGAGTGTTTGTGATTCCATCACAGATAGCGAAGGATCTAGTAGAGCTTACTCAGACTAATCGTAAGGGGGTTGGGGCTCTGTTTGAGGCTGAGTCTGACCTGGCACAGTTTGAGAGTGATTTGGATAGGTGTGAGGCGCAACAGTTCCTGGATGCTACGGGCTCTGTGGCTGAGAGGCAGGCTAGGGCGAAGCTTGAGTGTGCTGATATACGGTTTGACCGTGACCTTGCTAAGGCTAGGGTGAACCGGATTCGCATGAAGATGCGATCTATTGAGTCTGAGCTGATGGCGCTCGCTACTGCTGCGAAGATTCTCCAGGCTGAGATGAAACTGTGACAGCGGTAATGACCCCTGAGGAGTTCTTGGAATGGTTGGAGGACTTCGAGCCATTGCGCGATAACGATAAGACACCCTTATCGGATTCTGACGTTAGGTAAGGAAAATCCCTTACCCTCACCTAGCCTCCTAAGTGTTGGTATCCTGGGTGTGAGGTAACAGTTCCCTTCTTCGCGTGAGCCTACGGGGGGCTGGGGTTAGCACCCTTTGCTGCGGCAGGTGCTGGCTTACCTTGCGCTGGTAGCTCGCCAAGTCTTTGACTCCGCTGGTGAAGCGCGGTCCTCCCTTCCTATGGGATCGGAGGGCCTTCTATCGCTCAGGTGTTATGGCGGCATGACGCTCTCCAAAAGCGTGGGTTAGGGTTCGATTCCCTGGGGCGGTGCTCAAGTTTGTAAGGTTAGAGCTCTGAAAATTGCTATGTTCCTGGAATATGGCACAGGTACTATATAACTGTTTATATAAAAATGTGGATAAGAGTCTTACCAGGGAGCATGTTCTTGGTTAGGGTTCTATACGGTGGAACTGAGGGGAGTCGAACCCCTGTCCTGTCAAAGTCGCTTGCGCGGTTTCTCTGCCAGTCGAAACCATCCAGTCCCACCCCCATTATAGGCTAGGCGTTATGGCGGTCCCTAAGAAGGTATTGAAGCTGGTGCAGGCGCGTGACTCGCACTGTTACCACTGTGGCCTGGAGGAGGATTTGGTTCCTCATCACCGGATCAATAGGGGGATGGGTGGATCTAAACTGCTCGACACCCCAGATAACTTGATGATGGTGTGTGCTCGCTGGAATGGGGACATGGAGTCTAACGCGAAGCTGGCTGCTACAGCGCGTGGGTGGGGGCACAAACTACCGGTGTGGGAGTCTTTGGAGCATCCTGTTTTTGACCGTATGGGTGGCTGGTGGTATCTTCTGCCTGATGGGGGTAAGGTTGAGTCTCACTGGAAAGACCAGGCGTTCTGAGTAGTACAATAGAGTGAGGGCCAGAGCTCACACCCTGACCCCCACATAAATACCGATGACACAACCATCGGCTAGTCCAGACTACCAGGGCAAGCCGGTAGATAGGACTAAGTTATGAGTATTGAAGCACTCTCGATGGTGCTAAACCATTCCACAGCGATGGGATCCCCTAAGGTCATTCTGCTAGGTATCGCTAACCACCTAGGACCTGACGCAACAGAGGGCGCGTGGCCTTCACAGAAACGCCTAGCTGACTATGCAAACCTCAGCGAGCGCGGCGTGCAGAAGTGCGTGGACAAACTGGTGAAGTCTGGTGAGCTCCGTGTGGAGGTTGCTGGTGGTCACTCTCGCAATCAGTATAAACCTAATCGCTACTGGATCACGATTGAGTGTCCTCAAGATTGCGACAAGTCTATGTCTCACAGGAGGGGTGAACCCCAGGACCAGGGGCGAACACCTGTACCGTCAGGGGCGAACGCCAGTACCGTCAGGGGTGTACCGGAGTTCGTACAAACCGTAATAGAACCTAAAGAGAAATCTAAATATGCAACATCAATCCCTGACAACTTCACACCCTCTGCTCAAATCCAGGAAACCTTTGAAGCTAAATATGGGTCAGTGCTCAGCTATGAGGAAACCCTAGAGGCTTTCACCGATCATCATCTGGCTAACGGGAGCAAGTTCAAGGACTGGGATGCAGCCTTCAGGACATGGTGCAGGAGAGCTGTCACTTATCAAAAGCCTAAGACTGTGATTCATAAGCAGGAGTTGAAGCCTCCTGCTGAGATCCCTGATGCGCGTGCTTGGGTGAAGCAGATGCATGATTTGGGTGAGCATTTTGAGTGTAGGTCTGGGGAGTTTGGGTGTAAATAATGTCTGAAAAAAGTTTGCAAATGTGCTTGCACTCTTGGTGTGTAGTGGTATACATTAGAGACATCAAGAGAGGAGCACCAAATGACTAGCAGGAAAAACAAGGAAACAGGAACCTACATCTCCATTGATCGTCAGGAAGCATATGGCCTAGCTAATGTGGGTGAGCCCTGGATTACTATGTGTGAAGATCATGGGTTTTTCTGTGGACATGAGCGCAAGATTGATGCGGTGAGTTGGGCTTCTCAGCCAAGTATGTGGTGCGAAGGTTGCCAAGAGTTCGCAGATTTCAAATGAAAATCGAGCGTGGATGATGTCTGAGCCTGAGCAGGTCCCTGATGATCGCAACACCCCTGAGAACATTGCACGCGAGAACCTCCTGAAGGCTGACCTAGAGAAGGCATGGGATTGCACCCTGCATCATCTGCCTCAGTTCTATCATGTGGATTTCTTCGCTGAGCGTGACGGTGTGCTGAAGGCGTGGGTTGAGGTGAAGCATCGTAACTGTACCTCCACAAAGTACCCCACTGTTTTCATGAATCGTGATAGGAAGTTCCATCACCTCACTGCCCATAGTTACACTGCACGCTCTGTGTTTGTGGTGCGCTGGTCTGATGGGGTTACTCGTTACATTGATGTTGCTGATGTGCGTGAGGAGTGGTTGGGTGTGGGTGGGGAGAGGGATAGGTGGGGTCCTGGGCTGCATGATGTGGAGCCGGTGTTTGGGATTCCGATTGATGAGATGAGGGTGTTGTGATTCCTGCGGTTGAGGTTGCTGGGGCTCGTGTGTTTTTGGGGGACTGTCGTGAGGTGCTGAAGCATTTGCCTGATAACAGTGTGGATAGTGTGGTGACGGATCCGCCATATGAACTGAACTTCATGAATCGCAAATGGGATAACACTGGGATTGCTTACGATGTGACGGTGTGGCAGGAGTGCCTGCGTGTGTTGAAGCCTGGTGGTCATGTGTTGGCGTTTGGTGGGTCGAGGACTTGGCATCGTTTGGCGGTGGCTGTGGAGGATGCTGGGTTTGAGTTGCGTGATTCGATTGCTTGGTTGTATGGGTCTGGGTTTCCTAAGTCGTTGAATGTGTCGAAGGCGATTGACAAGAACAACGGAAAACATGAAGTAGACCTCACACCCTTTGGTCGTTATGTAAAAGAATTGCGAGAGGCTCAGGGTTGGTCGAGGAAACAACTTGATGATGTGATGGGAACTAATACGGCTGTTTCTTGGTGGGAAGGTCGTGCTTCTGGGGTTCAGTTGCCTAGCAAGGAAACCTATGACCGTTTGAAGGTTGTGTTGGGTATGGATGGGCGTTTTGATTCTTTGATTGACTGGGCTGAGGCTGAGCGTGAAGTAATAGGGCAAACAACAAAGGCGCGGAGCACTTCAGGAAAATCTGCACTTCCTACAATCGGCGGTGAAACAATCTATGAAACTTGGAATGAAACTGCCCCTGCTACTTTTGAAGCAAAAGCCTGGGAGGGGTGGGGTACTGCTTTGAAGCCTGCGTTTGAGCCTGTTGTGGTGGGGCGGAAACCGTTGGTGGGGACTGTGGCGGAGAATGTGCTTGCTTGGGGTGTGGGTGGGTTGAACATTGACGGCAGCAGGATTGAAGCGATTGACCAGAAGGCGCTAGAAAAGAACTGGGACAGAGTTCAAAGTGTGTCAGCGATGGAAGGTAGAAACTCTATGTCTGGCGGATTGGGAACTATTGATTTGTCTGACCGTAAAGCCCAAGGCCGTTGGCCTGCGAATGTGATTCTTGATGAGGTGACGGCTGGGTTGCTGGACGAACAATCAGGATTGAGCAAAAGCCCTTCAACCTATGTCCGAAAAGTGGACAGTAGTGGAACTGAGAGGGCAGGACATGCTGGGATTGGTGAAATTGCCGGTACTTCTTCGCTCAATTACGGTGATAGTGGTGGGGCTTCTCGGTTTTTCTATGTGGCTAAGGCTTCTAAGCGTGACCGGAATGAAGGGTTAGAGGGGCTGGAGGAGAAGGCAGCAGGTTCGCTGAACATGAGAACAGATGAGCACTCGGTTAGAAACGGCATGAACACAGGCGCTCGGCAAAACTTCCATCCCACAGTGAAACCCACACAACTCATGCGTTACCTGATAAAGCTGGTGACACCTCCTGGGGGGACAGTGTTGGATCCGTTCACTGGGTCAGGGTCTACTGGTAAGGCGGCACTACTTGACGGCTTCCAGTTTGTGGGGGCAGAATTGACGGAAGAATACTTGCCGATTATTGAGGGCAGGTTGCGGTGGGCTAGTGAACAGGTGGAGGATGAAGATGACACTTTATTCTGACAACTTTTGGGCGGAGGAGATGAGCATTGATTTGGGTGTGCTCGAGACAGAACGCTTCTCCCATCCCTACCAGCTCCAGTTGCATAACAAACTGAGCGCTAAGGCTGCAGAGTATTGGGCTAAAGAGAACGCGCTGAGACTTCGCATGGAAACAGCCTCAGAAATTGAGACCTATAGGCACACAGAGGAGTGTGCTGTGGAGAAAGAGAAGCGGAGCGCCCTAGTGCGTGGGGGAAAGAAAGCCGGTAAAGTTACGGCTTATGACTTCACTGATCAACAGATTGAGATTGCTAGGCGGTCTCTGAGTGCAGGTGATTCAGTGTGAACGGTGTGGTTTTGAGTGGGAGCTCTCGAGCTCGAGACAGAAAACTATCCTCTGTGCTTCCTGCAGGGCTAAGAAAGTGCAGACAGTCCACACCAAGCGCGGTAAGTGTCTCCCATGGCATGGGGGGTTCGCAGCCGATGACATCACACCGGTGGATGAGGATGGGAAACTTATCCTCCCTGGTGTCAGGCGTTGCGGTCATACTGATTGTGTCAATCCATCACATATAGAAAGGGAAAAGAATGGTTAAGAATGAGGCTCTGATTGAGCTCACTGGGTGGTTGAATGATGTGCGCGAGTTTGACTGGGGCACAGCGTTGAAAGTTTCCGTGGATGTGCGAAAGAAAACCCCTGAAGGGACATGGGAGACAGTGGATAAGACTGTTTATGATGTGACTACTGATGGGAAAACCCCGTTGGAGGGTGTGAAGCAGGTGACGGTGACAGGCCGGATTGTGGGCACTAGCACTTTCCAGAAGCGTGACGGATCCACCGGTGCTGCTGTGAAGGTTAGGGCTGAGTCTATTGTTATCGCTTCTGATAAGCGCAATGAGGCTGCAATCATGGACACTTGGCCTACAGCACAGATTGGGCAGGCTGAACCGATTGACCAGGGAGCTCCGTTCTAATGCGTTGGTCTGGGTTTCTAATTCTGGGGTCTCTCGCTACCCTGTACCTGCTTTTGGCTAGGGAGGCTGAGGGTTTGCTAGCAGGGTTTGGGTATGTGGCATCTGCTTTTTTCTATGTGCTGTCTATTGTGAACTTGGCGAAGCCTAGAAAATAGTTTGAAAAAGTTTGTGTTTGGGCTTGCGCTCTGTGTGTGTAGCGGTATACACTCTAGATATGAGTTACCCCACAACCCCAAGCGCTGGACCTACCAGCGGAAAGGAGTCCATCATGGACTTAGCACTTCGCACCACCATCATTCACCCAGCTCAC